CTCCCCCTTCCACCACTTTACAGTTTGAATCCTCTGAGATACAGGCCAACCAGTATGAAGTCTCCACCATCAGGGTCAACCTTTAGAGTGAAGTATTTGGCCGGAAGTTTCACGGTTGCATCGAAAGCTGCTAACGCAGATACTCGGAGAATCTTGTTATCCGCTTCTGTTTCAACTGTCGCTTGTGCCGTTACAGTAGTTCCAGCTCCATTGTTGGCAGCACCCTTATAGGCGTGAACCAGAGTAAAGTCTATATCCAGAGCCGTTGCTGCCTGCATATCGCATATCAGGTCGGCAGCGTCAAGAGATACGAGACCGGAAGGTAATTGGCCAGCGATATATCCGGCAATCGCAGCACTATCGGCATCTGCACCTTCCCATCCGGCATCTATGGCGTGGGCTTCGACAGCTCCAGCACCGCCCAGAGCATTGAAAGTACCGGAGCGGATAAACAGTTCAAATTCTTTAGGGTCTTGAATGTCTATCATGCACCGTTTGGTATCCAGAGAACGGCCTACAACCTGAATCACATCCCCATCCGTTGTAGGACGAGTCTCCGTGGTTGCTCCAGCCGTACCGGATAGATATTGAGCGGTATTAGCTGTCCATGGAGCATCCTCATCGAATAAGAGACATTTCTTGCAGGCTTTTATCAGTTGGCCACCTACTCCGGACTGTAAGGCGACATACTGAGCATAGATATTAGTAGCAGCATCAGCATCAGACCTTACCCATCCGGAAGAGTAGCCGAGTAATTCACCTTGCCCAACCATCGCTCCGGCCTTTAGAACGAGGTCAGTTACCTTTTCGGGATAGAGTACCTTCGTTGGCTCGCTCATGGTTTACCCCCTTAACTCAAGTCTGCAACTGGAATAACTCTCAGGAGCAGCGTGAATTTGAGAACGCCATGGGTGGATGCTCCTGTCTGGTAGAAGCACATATAGGTATCGGTGGCCGAGGGAGCTGCCTTCCAGATTGGCGCAGTAACAGTACCATCCGTGGAGTCTCCGGCATTAGTCAGCCGAGTAACCGCTACTGCTGTGTTTATCGCACTATCGCAGACCTCGTTGGAAGCTCCAGCACCAGCCGAGTCGTTACCCAGACCGATATCCATATCAATATCATCATCATCTTCCGTGGTGATATTGAGCAGGGCTTCTACGATGGCGACATCATAGTTGAAGGGATTTAGGCAGGTATAGAGCATAGTCGTAGCAGCAGTACCGTTAGCGAGTAATCCACCATCGGCCTTAGTGAATTTTACCCACATATCCCGAACTGCTCCTTGACTGCTACTCTTATTGAGATTTGCTATGGCGGTAGCTGCCATGGCCGGAAATATCGGCATCAGCAAAAGGGAAAGGATTATAAAGTATAATTTCTTCAACATCTTAAACATTGAATTTTACTCCTTTTTGTTAATTTATTTGATTACTTATTCGATTGTTACCATGGCACTTTAGCCAGCTACGTTAGTACCCCACAGGACTCCGGCAGCTCTTTTATTGAACAGAGCCAGACCGCAGTAGAATTTGATGCGAGTCCTTTCCGCATCCTTGGTCTCCAGTTTGCCGATATCCTCAACCTGAATCATGCCATTGGATAGACCGCAAAGGCCATCCTCGGCAATCCTTACAGCGAAGATAGGTGAGGTATCGTTTCCGGCAGCCCAAGTGGTCGTAGGTGTATAGGAAGCCGGAGCTGCAACCAGAGTGGACTGGTCGTTTGCGTTAATGGGTACGGCATCGTCAACCAGAATAATCTGGTCGCCATACCGGACAACAGGCATACCGAGTTCATCGTTGTCGTGTTTCAGGTTATTTCCGGCAGCTCTCGCCAGAGATGAGATTTTATCCCTCATTATGCGAGCCATAACGAGGTGACTCGGAGCTGGTTTCACTATGCCGATGAGAGCATCCAGCATATCCAGCGTCAGGGCAGCCGAAGCGTTTGAAGCTCCGAGAAGAACCTGAGTATTATTGCCAGAAGCCGGATTGGTATAGACTGAGCCATCGAGGTCAGTCGCCAGACCGGAATCGGTAGTACCCTCGCATTCGCAAATCTTCCGGATTAAGCCCTTGAAGATGTTGGAAGCGGAGTAGGTCGCCACGGCAGTAGTCCGGCCAAGGATGGCGCAGGCTTCAAACCGTTGTGCGATTGCTTTCGCTTTTAAGGAGATAATATCGGCCTCGATATTTTCCTGAGTTCCCATGGTGGCTATTGTGAAGGCATCCACATCAGCATCACCACCGAGGATATAGAGGTCAGTATTCCGGTAATCCCAAGTCGGAGTACCCTCTATCCATGTTCCACCGACATCCTGAAAGTCGGCAGCAGCAGCAGACAGTTCCATCTTATATTTCAATGAAACTCCTGCGATAGATTTGAATGGCAGATATTTCAACCACGGAGACTCCAGATAGATAGTCTCCGCTATGCCTGCTTTCAAAGCATCGGCAACCAGATTTTTGTATTCTACTAAAGTATTAGCCACGTTTTTTACCTCACTTGTTTATTTATTTCTTAGGGTGGTCAACTCCCCATTGGATTTTTTGCTTTGCACTCATTTTGGAGAAATCAACACCAGAACCATCCGTATCACCGGAATCCGGCTTTGTGAGAGTAGTTCCAGCAACTCCGGCTGCTTTCTTTGTGCCAAGAGTTTCTGCTGCTGCCACGATATCCTCTTTTTTAACGATTTTGAGGATATCGCAGAGAGTGGTAAGTTTAGTCGTATCGAATCCTTCGTATTCTTTAGCAACCTCTTCGATAATGACATTTCGCCTGTACTTTGCAGCTAAGTCTAAGTCCTCGAAATAGATTGCCTTGTCAGATTCGAGTGTAGCTCTATCGGCCTTGACTCTATCGGCATCTTCACGATTCTTTTTCCGTTGCTGGTAGATATCGAGTTTAGTCGCATCCCCTTTAACGGCATCAATCTCTTCGGCCTCTTTAGCATCCTCAATAGCCTTGATTCGTGCATCATACAGGCTAAGAGATTCCTTGTGCTTCCGGCCTTGGTCTGCTAGAGCGTTACTTACCATTTGTTTTGCCTCGGATTCCGTGAAAGTTTTGGCCTGTGCCGTAGTAGAAGTTTGAGACTTGCCATCAGTAGAGGTCTGCCCAGATTTGTCCTGAGGATTGCCCTGCTGATTAGTCTTTCCGTCCTTTTCTGGCATTTGTATTTTCCCCCTTAATTCTTTTTATCAATACCGTTAATATTCCGGTATTCGATTACTTTCTATTCACTAATGCTTCGATTAAATCTTTGATAGTTTTAACTGCTCGGGCAGCTCCTTCGTACTCTTCTATCTTTTCCGTCATTGTAGTCCTTTCGTGGGAATGATTCAATGGTTGCATTTTCTTTATGTCTACCAACCACTTATCCAAATCCGGATGTTCTGTCCGGTACATCTCTCTCTGTTTTCCGGTTACTGGCAAGTGCTGATAGATATTATATAGAGCCTCAACCTCGGCAGTAGGAATCTCGTTGAATTTGATTGCTTCCTTCCATTCCCTGCGAGTGAATATTTCCTTGTAAAACTCCGGATTTTCTTTTAGATATCGCTCTTGAATATATCCGGTAGCTGGAAGATTGTAATACTCGACAAAATTCTGTACCATACTCTCCGGAAACATCTCTCCATAAGCCTGTCTCGCAAGAGAAGCACTCTTAAACTCCGGATTGAGTTTGTATATCTCTTTACGCTGCTTATCACGCTCATCGGCTGTGCCTTGCACATTATCATAAGCCTTGAAACGCTCTTTGAATTGCTCATAGATATCATCGTAAGCCTGCAAGGGTATTTTCTTTGGGTCTGGAGTTTCCCAAATCTGCTGATTATTTGCTTTCTGGAGTTTAGTTACTTCTCCAAACAGCTCCGGATGGTCTTTCAGATAGCGTTTACGATACATCCCATAATCCGGTAGTTTATTGTACTCTGTCCATTGATTGAGTAAGGCCGGAGTCGTGATTCCCAGATTATAACCGTCTCTCTGAATCCGAGCAACTTGATAGACCGGATTCCCCTTGAGATATTCCTCACGCTGTTTGGCCTGTATTGACGCATTATCATTCTTAATTTTGTCATATTCCGTGTCATTCTTTTTATACTCGACATCAATTTTCAGTACCGGAATATTCCAATCCTTGCCATTATCGGTAAGTAGGAAATTATCCACAGCCCACTTAAACGTGGCCGGATGATTGATGAGATACAGTTTGGCCTCTGGAGACATAGGAGAGGTAGAGTCAACAAGTTTACCGTGCTCTATCCATTCCTTTTCATTAACCGGAGTGCCTTTATTGTTAAAGACCTCAATCCGTCTCTGGTCGTCAACCCAGACCGGATTATCCTTTCTGAATTTCTCTCGAGCATATTCACGGCCTTTCTGATAATTCGGGTCTTTCTTATCCGGAATAGATGGCAGATACCATTGAGTTTCCTTATCGGAATAGCCGTCAAACTGATTATTAAGAGCATGATTTTTAACATTCGTCTCAAGAGTAGGAATCGGAGTAAGAATATCCTCAAGTTCCTTCCACTCATTCAGTTTCGGATTCTTAGCCCTAATGAGTAGAGTCTCATTAGAGGCAGAGCCAAACTCCAAGACAGAATTATTATATTCAAATAAAGGCGCAGCTAACTCGGCTGGTGGTAGATATTTCCTCAAGGCAGAGTCCGGTATATCCAGCTCCACGGCCAGTTTAACGGCCTGATTATAAGCTGCCTGAGTATATACATCGGCCTGTCCGAATACGGCCAGTTTCGCATTCTCGGTTGGATTATCCGTAAGGTATTTCTGCCGAGGATTCTCCTTTATTTCCGGATACTCTTTAAGGAATTTTGCTCTCTCATTTAGAGGTTTCGCATAATACTCATCGAGGAGCATGAGTTGTCTCTTACTGAAATTGCCCATATATGCTTGAGAAGTAATCTCATCCTTATCGAAGGCTGCCAGTTTCTCTTTATCTCCGGTTGCCTCTATCTTGAGGCGGTCTTGCCACATCTCATAATACACTCGGTAAGTCTTGCCACCGTTTTTCTTAGGGTCATGGTTAAGAGATGTTAATTTTTCACTCGGCAATAAGTTCAAATTATCCTGTATCTTAGTTGTCTCTGAAACAGCTCTAACCTTATCAGAATAGCCCTTAGTTGCAGTATAGAAGCCAATATCAACGCCTCTTACTTCTTTAGCTGTATCAGCAAAATAATCCTGTACGTCATAGATAGGTGAAGGAATCCCATAGGGTAAAAGCTCCGGATATTTTTCAGTACCGAGGAGACTCTCATAGCTATCAAAGTCGCCCTTATAGGTCTGGACGTTAGCTCCGAGGAAAGAAGGAATCGCTTTTGGTACACCTTCCCATCCTTGCTCATTATAGGCATCCAAAGCATCCTGCACGGCTAGAGGAATAGTTCTATTTAGCCATTGACCAGCATTGGTAAGGTCAATCTTTTCTCCGGTATAAGTTGTACCAGTTTTAACATCAATAATAAAGCCAGCCAGAGGCGATACCTTACTCCGGAAGAAATCAAGAAGAGTATCAAGAAATTTAGCATCGTATTCCTTTCCGGTAACGCTGGACTTTCCTTTACCTGTAACAATCCGGCTATATAGAACGGCAAACTGTTTCATACCACCCCAAGGGTCAACTCTAATATTCCCCATCCGCATTGTCATAAAATCGGCACTTCTCGGGTCTTTTTCTACTTCCCAATATCCGAGTTGTTCTCCGAGTATTTCTAGGCCAGTAATCGAGCCTACGAATAGTGATAAGTCCTTCCACGCCTCTTTTCTTACAGCTCCATTCAGAGATACCAAATGTCGAGGCATAAAGAACCGTCCAAAGTTAAGTCGCATGGAGAAGAATAAACTACTCGCAACCGGAGCAAACTTCCCTAGATACCCTATCTGAGCACGACCTGAAAAGTCCTCGAGTAATCTCCCGAAAGGCTTGAGTTCTTTTGTGATGCTAAAACCGTTCTTTGGAGCTTTGGCTTCTCCAGCAGCTATCTTCTCACTCGTTCTGAGGATTGATTCGTAACGGTCTAAAAATACATTCCAAGTCATATCGTTAATGCCAGTAACAAAACCTCTTTCAGAGAATTTTATCCAAGGTATTTTAGCGGTTAGCCGAGGTATCAATCTCTGCAAATTTAAGAAGCCGTACTCTTCTACACCCTTCCATGCAGCCGTGCCTTTGGCTAACTTAAATGGCCGGAGAAAATCCAATCCAAGTTCAACATATAGTCCATATGCCGGATGGCTTGTTATGGCCAGCCATGCAGCCTCGGCACTTCTTTGACTAAATGTAGCCTTCCATGCGTTCACAAAGGCTGTTATATATTTTATCGGATGAGCTGGAATCAGAGGAGCAACCTGTCTACCGAATGATTGGTCAAACGAAGCCAGATTAGCTCGGAGAAAGTTACCAATATCAACTGGTAACATACCTATCTCTTTTAATGTCTGCATTAAGTTGAAGTGGACTGTAAAAGCCCTATTCCCAAAAAACTTAAATGTAACCGGATAATCCCTGAGTAAGTCCGGTATAAGAGGTCGGACTATTGGATTTTCTTTTAGCGGAATTGCAATCCAAGTAACACCTTTACCACTCGGCATTTTGCCAATTACTTCGCCAGCTTCCCAATGTTTGAAGAGATTGAGGTTAATCAAATCATCGGCTGTCTTGTTTGGTTTCAGCTCCAAATAGGCGATAACTTTCTGTAATTCAGTACGAATATCAGCCGGAGCAGGTATTTCAGGATTCCAATTATCCATGATTTTCTTACCAGCCGTGAGTATCTCTTCCGGAATATCAGTCTTGGTAACTCCTTTGGCTATGGTCTCCTCACCCACCTTAAATATACGGACTGTGCCAAATGTAGGTTTGGGAATCTCAGTAAATACAGGAGCAGGTTCACCACCCCAAGGAATACCACCTGTCTCGAGTCCGGCTTGTCTGCCTCCGGCATTGAGCTTCCGGAGATATTCTGCTGCCTCAGCATCAACTGGAATCGGGTCAAGACCTATCTCATGGAATTTGCCCTCGAGTATTTCTCGAAGAGGCTTTTTATTTCTAGCTCCATCCTCGAGCATCCGGAGAATTACTGGTTGTTCTCCAAATACTTCACGCATGACTATTAACTCGGAATATGGAGCACCCTCTGTCAACTTTAGAGATTTTCCTTGTAGCCATTTTGTCAAAGTAGTCACGGCTGTTAAGCGTTTACCCACCATTGTTGCCGGATAGGTATGATAAATCTTCGCAAACAGAACATCTCGCATTTGGCGAGTCAAATCAGAGAAGAAGTCCGTTAAAACATCCGGCATCGCTCCTCTCATAGCTTCCATGGCCTGTTTCATAGCCTCTTCAAAGGGCTTTCCCTCTGCTAAGAGTTTATCAGTTAATGCAGCATAGTCTTTGAATTTAATAGATAATACTGATTTTCTTAATATTTCCGCAGCAGCTCTTTGAGTAAGAACATCTTGGCTATTAGCAAACTTGGCCATGGCATCCAGTAAATACTCTGTCTGGGCTTTGGTCAAGTTAGGATTACCAGCATCATTCATGGTCTTGGCTATTTCTGGTATATCCGGTTTCGGTTCAGGTGGTGGTTCAGGAGTAGTTGCAAGTGCCGTAGGTGGCTCTTTCGGTGGTTTAGGTGGCTCTCCCATGCCGGATAGAGTCTCCTGCCCTGCTAGTGGCTTATTAGCTGCCCCTTCCGGAGTAATTAACTTCTCTTTGACACCACCTTGTCCGGCTGCAACATTCGATTCCTCGAACATCTTGACTTGAGCTGATTCCTTGCCCATTCCCTCGAGTCCGGTCTGGACTGAGGTTGAGGCAGCCATTTGAGACTCAACTGGTTTCATTCCCTCGAGTATTTCGAGCTGTCTGGTATAGCCGTTAATCTCATCGGTAAAATCTCCGGCAACATTCATGCCAGAGAGCTTATTTCGTTGTTTAATATAGTCGTTAAGATGTTCTACGACATCGTTATAATCTGTAAATCCGGTTTCTTCACCCACTCCATCCATAATATATTCAGCTTTAACCTTGCCATTCTTATTAAGCATATGGTCAGGCCAGACATGATTTTTGTCATATCCGGTCATTATACTCGCATCGCCTTTTGAGAAAGCCTCGGGTAATTCTCCTGCTTTACCAAAACGCCAGTAAACAAAATCACCCAAACTTGTGAATTTCGTAGTACCTTGAGCTGATGTATATTTCAGGTTATCAGCAATATCGAAAAGTTCTGTCTCGGGTACAGGATTCTTTTCACCAACGACCTTATAGTATTTGATTCCACCTTTGGCTGGTAATTCCTTGGTGATAGTTACGTTCTTTTCACCCGAGGCCGTTCTCCAGATAGCTTCTTTAACTCTCCGGCCTTTCTCTTGAATCATACCTAGATTAAGCTGTTTACTATATAGAGGGTCAGAAGCCAGAATTGTCTTGAGGTCGGCTGCTTCGGTTGCTCCGTACATCTCACGATTAGCCAGAGAAGAACGGTCTCTTTTGAGGGTCTCTGCCAGTTGAGTTCCCTCTTCCGGAGTCATTTTCTTAATATCATCTATGAATTGCAACTCTTCCGGAGACGGAGTACCAGATACCGGAGCATTCTCATATTTCTTAAAGGCTGCTTCGGTTGGAGTTTTCTCGGGTCTCTTACCGATAAAGCCAGCCTCATCGGTCAAGGCTAACTTTCCGGTAACTTTCAAATCCTTACCCATGGCAATAGCCTGTGTTTTGAGTTTAGCCCTTACCTCCGGAGTGAGGAGCTTTCGCATACCGAGTCCGGCAAAGACTGTGGTTAATCCGGTCATACCAATAAGCATAGCTCGGGTCTCATTGGTCATGTGCTCCCAATCTTTAGCCAGCATCATACCTTGAGCGACTGTAAAGGTGGCATTGGAAGTAACCTCGGCTAGAGTGATTAGTTTAGCAGCCAGAGAAGCGTTCTTAATCAAGTGGCCAGCTTTCGAGATATACCCTATGGCCGGAATCACCATGGCCACATCGAACATAATATCAATCGGGTCAATATCCGGTTTCTCTGGGTCGAGGAATTTACCCGAGGCCGGAAGTACCATGCCAATCATCCGTGAGGCTTGAGCTGATGCATATGTCGGATTGCCAACTAAATCGGCATACTCTCTCTGGATTTCTTGTTCTTGAGTTTGTAGATATCTCTGTAAGGCCAAGGGGTCATTCCGGTCAAGGCTCATTATTAATTGCTTTTCTTGCTCCGGAGAGAGATTCCAGCCTTTCATAGTTCTATATGCTTCACGGAAAGTATTATAGTTTGGAGTTCCGGTCTTGAGGTATGAGAAGTCCAGATATGATTTCGGTACTGGATTTCCCTCTTCCCAATACTCATCTTCTTTGAGAGGAGTGAGTAGGTGAGTTATCTCGATATCCTTGGCCTCGGGAAACATCTTTTTAACCAGAGCCACGGTATCATCGGTCTTGCCCTTCATGCGGATTATCTCGAGGAATTTCTCCGGTTGTTCGCCGGCAAATTGGAGCATCGTATCAACATCACCCCCCGAGAATATCCTGCCAAAGATTCCGGCCACTTCTTGATACTGATTCCTTTGTTGCTGCATGACCAACTGCTCTCCGGAGATTTTCTCCAGCTCTGGAGATATCTTCAAAAAGTCCTCTTGAGAAATGGGGATATATTCCTTGGTCTCTGGGTCGTACACCTTATAGGGAGAGTCCATGGCTGCCTGTTGTTTCTGAGCAAATAAATTCTTTTGCTCCTCTTGAAAAGTCTGAAACTCGTCATTGGTAAATATCTTTCCGGTAGGGTCTGTGATGGTATCATTATCGTTAATTTCGTAATTCGTGGGTGTAATATAACTCACTCTGCCATCCGGAGTTATTTTTAACAGGTAGTCTGGTGCAGGTAAATCCACGTTGAAAAGCTCTTTAGTTTCTTGAGCGGTATAGTATTTCGGAGCAGGTAGAGGTATCTCACTCTTCGGTTGTTCCGGCTCTCTAACAGTCGGATTAATACCGGATAGGTATTTCCGCATATCCGCTAGTTTTGGACGGTACTCGTTAAGAATATCAGACGGATTGGCCATTGACCTTTCCTTTTACCGGATTGACAGATTTTTGTCCGGCATTGAGTAACATCTTGAGCTTCTCTTCCGGAGACATCATCGGAGTCGTTTGGTCAGGCGGTATCCAGTTCACCGCATTTTCTATCATCTTATCTAAATCTTTTTGCTTAAATTTTGGCACGGTTTCGCTCCTTCTGGTTAGTTTGGTCTCCACCAGTTCGACTAGCTGGCTCTTGGAACATAGCCATTAGTGGCTGTGCATTACCCTTTTGAGCAGGTGGATTATTGATATCCTGAGTAGGATTGAGCTGGCTGGCAATCTTACGCTGCTTGATAATCTGGACAGCTCTTTCACCCATCATTTTCGCTTCCGTTCTCTGTCTATCGCCCTCTTTTTCATCGAGATTGACTTCTGCCGAGGCCAATAATGAAGAGGCTATCCGGTAGAGCTTTATAGCAGGGTCGAGAGTCTCGGCCTCTTCGGAGTCCAGAGCTTGCTCCCACTCTTCCGGATTCTGGACTTGCATGATTTCTCGGATTCTCACTTTACGAGGTATTTCGCCTTTAGCAGCGATTGACATTGACAGGTTTGCGATATCCTGTCTCTTACTGGTCGGCATGAATTTAAGGTTGATAGTATATTTATCGGGGTCTCCCAAATCCTTCGGAGTATAGACAGCCGAATTACCCATCCGGCCAACAGGGAATCCGGAGATTCCGCCGGCAATATATTCGGCAATTATCAGACGATATAATTGGCGATAAAACAAGGCCAGACAATTAAAAGTAGGAATCATAATCTTATTACGGATATCCGTCATATCGGTAATGGCCACGGCTGATAATGGGAAAGCCAGATTGCCATAGTCTAGGTCTGATAGAGAGCCATTCTGGATAGCCCTCATAATGTCTCCATGAATCATCTTGGACGCTTGGTTGATATCGGCCACTTGCAAGAGCTGGTATTTCTCATTTATGGGTACTTCCGTAACTGTGCCAACAGTATCCGGATATGGAGCTGCCTTACCACTCATATCCGAGGTCTCTTTCTGGTAGGCCGGATTAACGAGTTTCAGGTTGATAGTAGCCTCTTCGGAAGCAATCCGGTTTAACTCATCATATAAATATCTATCAACCATGAAGATTGACTCAAATTCATGTGCCAGATGTTGCTCATCTAGCAGGCCATATCCTCGGTCAACACCCTGTATGGCAACAGGTGGAAAGCCAAGGGGATTGAGAACAGTACCTTTAGGAGAGAGCTTTTTATCGAGCCATACCTCATTTTTCCCCCCATCCCAATATTCGGCACACTCGCATTTTTCCGTTCTGATATCCACTCCGTACTCAGTTTTTATAGCCAGTTTAGAGCGGTTAGTCCGGTATCCGTACCACCATATACCATCCGCTCCCTCTTCATACGAGAGATATCGAGAATCCATCATCAAACAATCCGGAATATACTTCTTTTTGGCTTTGTCAACGTAAGATATCCAGCGAGCAGCTACAATGCCACGGATATTAGCTTGATTAGACACGAAATTATGCAGGGATTTGCGTCTCCGCTCATCGGATTGCTCAATATTCCTTTCAAGGAATTTCTCGATAACGGAGTTTTTATCTTGGGCTAGACCTTCGACTCGAATCTGCATGAGAGCAGCTTTAGTCGCAGAGCAGACTGTTTGAGCATAAACTTGAGCATCATTCATGGTAATAGAGATAGAGCGTGGCACTTTCTCGCCGTTGACATCTGTGAGAACATATTTATCAGAGCTATTCAGCGTACCATAATAGGCAAGCCGTCTGTCTTGGTCTTGCCTATCGTAGAGGTCTTTTAACTCTTTTTCTCTGGTCTCTATCCGATTCAATGAAGTGCTTTCTTTAATAATTGTTGTAGGCATATCATCCCCCTAAACGTCTCTTACTAACTCGTCTCGATGGCCTTTGATACTCGATGCCTCTGATAACTTCCAGCCAAAGGAAAAGTTAGGAGCGGAAATTCTTTTTTGAGCTACTCCACGGCACTTGGTACAGGTAGTAGTTTGTCTATCTTTTATCTTATTCCACGCATCAAACTGGAGATGGCATTTAGAACATTCGTACTGATATAACGGCATCTTTTACTCCTTAAAATGCAAATGTCTGTCTTATTTGATTATACCCTTTAGTAATGGTCTCCGGTCTGAAATTGCTTAAAATATATCGCTCACAGGCGAGAAGATGGAATAATGACTCGCTATCGTATTTGTCAGTCGGGTCGTATTTGTCATTGAGGATATAAGAAAAGGAGAGTTTCTGGTCAACATAGTGTGATAAATCCCTGAATATCTTGACGGAGTGTAGAGAATCTAAGGCATAGACTCTTTCGATTTGGGTAGTGACTTCCTTCCATTTAGGTTTGATAATATACCAGCCATGGGCTGTATAACCTTGACGGATTTCGTCCTCGGAAGTCCAGTTACCACCGGAGCGCATGACGACATTCTTTCCGGCTGTAATTCTCTTAAATTCGGCAACGTGCTCATAAATACTCCGGCTCTGTCTGGGAAGGTACTCGTAAAAGGCGATTAAATCACCTTTCATGTATTGTCCTCTTGCCGAGTCATTTTCGGCTGCCATGGCGTAAAAAAGAGCTGCCGGATTCGCCTGTCCGAAGTCATGTCCTACATAAATAGGCCACTCTTTCGGAATATTAAATCTATCAATAATACAGGTCGCATCATCAAACGAATCGTACACCAAACCAGCAGGCTTTGTAAAGCGTCCTCTGAAAAACATATCGAACTTCCATGCTGGCATTGTCCGTCTTAATCTCTCAAACTCTTCTCGGGGAAATGCCGGATTCTCGATTGACTCGAAATTTATTACCTCAAAGGTCTTGTCACCATTTCGCCATCTGTCATAGACCTCTGTTTTAAGCCATCCGAAATCATACGGAGTAGTACCAAGTAAACATCTACCCTGAAAAATAGCCAACCGTCTCTGTACGGCCTCCCAAGTGCCAAGGCGAAACTGTTTCTGGCCACATTCATCGAGGACTCCACCTTTGGCTGTGGCCGATTCTATGGCATCAGGATTAACGCCTGTAAACAGGAATATCTTACTCTTCTCATTATGGGAAAGAATCATTTTATCGCTATCTCGATACTTCCCCCAAGTCGAGCCATCGAACTTAATATCGCAGAAATACCGTGTCATAACAGGCAATAGCTTTTTATCGAGTAACGGAAAAGTGGCACTCCCGACTATATAATCCCCCTCTCCCTTCGCTTTTATCTCCCTATCCAACCAATCCGGAGCAAATTCCGTCTTGCCCGAATTATGATGAATCAAACCATTCGCTAAATAATTATGATATTTAGGAACACGTAAATCGTAATAATCATCAGTTAGCAGGTACTTAATATTGACAACCTTATCCCACTTGTCGTATAATAGTAGGGATTTAGGGGGGAAGAGAGATGAAAATAAGGCGTGCATTTTCTGTTGGTGAGATTGAGAAGATGAAGGAATTGTCGAAACAGAGGTATTCAACTGCCCGGATTGGTGAAATTCTTGGCCGGGACGATGAGACAATTCGCAGGAAGATGAAGAAATTAGGGATTCCTCGATGTCCGCTAAATTGGAAAGGTTCTCTAAGCACCGCATGGGAAGGTGGTATTCACACGGATAAGGATGGTTATATCTTGCGTTATATGCCAGAACACCCCCATTCTTGCGGCAATTATGTTCGAGAACACCGATTGGTAATGGAGAAGATTCTAGGTCGTTATCTGACAAGGAGTGAGGTCGTCCATCATAAGGACGGTAATCATGCCAATAATTCACCGGATAATCTGATTCTATTCCGCCAAAATTCAGACCATCTGAAAGTTGAACTAACTGGTCATATCCCAAATTGGACTCCGAAAGGGAAGGTGGCAATTCTGGAAGGTCAGCATAAGCCACATAAACACCTTTCTCGCCACGAAAAGTTCTTAAAATTTGTCCAACAGAGACCCAGATTACATGGCCGTTTTGTAAAGATAACATCCGATGCCTAAGTGTCGTAACTACTTCTCTACCACTTTCCGTGGTTACTTTGTATAATCTTGCAGACCCTTTTCTGAATGGCATTGAACCTATGGCTGGAACTACTTCCCCTCTGTATAAAGCCCAGACAAAAACAGACTCTCCTTTCTCGCTTAATTCCCCTATACTCTTAGACTTACCAAACGGATTGTTTATTATTGTCTCTCCGGCTATACATTGAGCACCAGCCAATATCACCGGAAATCTCGCCTCACTTAACCACGCCCTCGCCTGTCCTGCATGAAGATTCAATATCATCGAACCATCTGAAAGAAATTCCCTGTACGGCTTAATGACCTTGATAGGAGTTACTGTCTCTACCACTTCGCCCTCTCTATCCTCTTCGCCTTCTTTACCATGTTCGGCAAAAATACCGTGGCACTCTTCGACATGAATTTCCTGTCTATCCCCCTCGGCTGCCCACCTATGACGGTATGGCTGCATTTGGAACTGCAATGCTCTGACTGATACGCCTTGCTGGTATTCAGCCTCACCCAACAAAACCTGCACTCAATCTTTACATCTGTTTTGGCTGCCACTTAGTACCCTCGCTTATAGGCAGGTCTCCAGTATCCTTTCCCTTCCTGCCCTTTCCGGTGTCGCCCTGTACCCTTCTCTACCCATCTCCATACTCCACATAACCACATCCACATCATTTTCCTTGCCTCTATGTTTAGATTTTGTTTTGGGTCAAAAACTGGAGTGAGGACAGTTTCTCTTATTCCCCCTCCCCCTCGTTTAAGGTGGGGGGTGGTATATCTACGGGTTTCTCAATAACCGTTAGATTCTTACTCTGTGGTATTTCGGATTCCTTTGGCTGTTCGATGGCTTGTTGCTGGCTGGCAATGATACGCTCTTGCTCCGGAGCTACTCCGGCAAGCCTTACTTCAATCCGCTTAACGTCAACGCTATGCTGTGTTATGTTAATCTGTGAAGCATCTCTATAAGCAGGGTCTAGGCGTTTCAACCGGAACATCAGAAGTTCATCTGAGGGCTTCCAGACATGGCCTACAACCGCTCCCTTGTAGTATACCGGAGACCTAACGCCCTTGATAGCTCTGAGGTCAGCAACGGCCTCAAGTTTGTTCAAATAGGCCAGTTTAGCAGCATTAAACGCCCCGGAGAATGTCCGGTTGTCTTTATCATCTAGCCAGCCTTGCAGTACAGCCGGAGAGATGCCGGAGAATTGGACGCATTTTGTGATATTTCCGGTCTTTTCATAAGCCTTGATAAACAAGTCTTGAAGAGCCTGAGTAGAGTTAATTTTCGGGTCAAAGAGGGCTTCCGGAAGATAGACCATTTAAAGCGTTACCCCCTGATAGTAGTTAATATAACCGTTATTAATTCTCATACCCCCCATAGTCCCCCCTTTCCCTTTAACCGCTCCGGATGATTTCCGGTTGGTCATTATCACCGGAGAGGATGCAAACGCATTACAACCGCAATGCCACCGCATTACAACCGCATTAACACAGGTATTCATTACACCAGGATAACAGAGACCTTAAGAAAGTAACCAAAGAATATACCATATAAGATAAGAACAGATAAGAACAGATTATAGATAATGACAGTTTCGCATTGCCACCGCATGAAGGACGCAATGCATCCGCATTTTTTGAAGCTAAATAATGGGAAAATAACTTGACGGGGACACCGGAGCGGAAAGAATTACATGGAGAGGTTATATTTTCCTCCATGGTTTTTTTCGTTTGGGGAATAATAGCTCCGGCCAGCCGGAGAGAGCCAGCTGGAGCACCGGAGAGAATAAGACCAAGACCGTCAGCAACCATCGCCCTATCAATAACAGATATTGCCGGAATTGTCAATATT